ACAGACAAATCAACATTATTAGAAAACTCCCCCTGTTGTGATTGAATACCCCTGTTTGCGTATTTGGCTAATAGGTTGGTAGTCATATAAACCATAGTCCAATACAACACTACATTCTGTAGGTAATTATCCAATAAGAACTTGAACCTTTCATTAGCAGGGTCATCAATCGTGTTGGTTAAAATCAATTCATTTATCTTATCAAATAACCTATCACCAACGATGTCTCTGGCGTTGATAAAATGGCTCTGTTGAAGGGCTGGAAGAATGTTGCCGCTTAAAAGGGAATATTCTACAGGTAAATTATCACGGACATAATCTTCACTTATCCAATATATCATAATTCAGGATTTCTAAACTTGTTTATCAATTTAATTGGTTGATTGTATTTCAACGATAATATGTTTTCAATAGATGCGTTTGCTTTTCTAACCATCGGCTTAATTGTTGTTTCCATCATCAAGTTCCACGCTACATTTATTTCTTCTGCGTTTTGACTGAATGCCGAATTGTTTAATGTGCTAATCCCAAGAAGAAGCGGACTGGCTATTTGCTGACCCGTAAGAATGGCTTGGACGCACATTTGTAATATTTCAGTATAGAATGTATCATTACCCGTATTACTGATTGGTTCAATAACAGGTCTTTCTTCACTTGAATTACTGAATGCCAACATAAGTTTCTGTCCTTGTTTTCCTTGATAAGACCTAACCAATTCTTCGTAGGTTTCAAGTTTTTCTTCAGGGGTAGGGTCTCCTATCAAACTTACAAATAAGTTCGGCATAAGTGATGCTGCTAGGTTTGTCTTGTGAAACTCATACACTTCTGCTTCCAACACACAACTATCTATTGATGATTGGTATGGTGTAAGTGGGTAATGTCTATTCATCGTTGGGGTGTAATCTTTCCAATATACCATTTCCCTTCCTTCACGGCTTTCCATATTCAAGGAATTAAACTTTACAACTAATCTTCTTTGTTGTGTATTTTGCCAATCTTCACAAAAATAAAAAGTTCCTTCTTCCCTATTATGAATATCCACATCGCTTTTTCCAACACGAACATCTTGGAATGGGATATGGTAAATACTTTCAATTCTGCTGCCATCACGGGACTTTATCGTCTCAAGGCTATAGCCCCCAAATAACCAAATGTCGTAAAAAATCTTGTAATATAATTCACTAATGGTCTCAAACTTATTCACAAGAACATTACCAAGACCTTCTATTTCAACCCCATCACCATAAGTCATATTTACCTTCGCATCAATCGCAACCGACATCGTAGGTGAATGTTCTTTTACTTGAAGGATAAATTGTGGGTAATCATTTTTTAACCCCCAAAGAACCCACGGCTTACTGCGTTCTGTTGCTTCCCTGTTTTCACGGGTGTCTAATCTGTTGATTTGATAATCAACATTAAACGAATGTATCTTTGGTTGTGGATTTGTATTACTTTCCATATTCTATAAATATATGTTATTCCTTTATTGTTTGTAGTTTAGTTTGTATATCATACCTATTATGTAGGTGAAGGTGTTGGCGTTGGTGTCTGCGTGGGTGTCCCTGTGTTCGTTGGTGTCGGCGTAGGTGGTATTTCTGGTATAACAATAACACAACCGCAACTTGGTATAACTGATGTAGTTATTACATCAGTAATAATACCATATCCAGTAGCACCCGATGATGACTGGGAACCACTTGTTATTGTTCTAGACCAGTTATATTGATTTCCAACATTCATAAGTGTTCCAGACACAACATAATCACATATCGCATTTGTTGGTGTTGTAAGACCAATATCGCTATACAAACTTACAATAATTTTTCCAAAACCACCAGAATTATCTGTTATTGTTTTAAGATATTGTGTTGTAAATACAGGACAAGTTGGGGTCGGTGTGTTCGTTGGTGTTAAAGTCGGTGTGGTAGTATTTGTTGGTGTGTTCGTTGGTGTTAAAGTCGGTGTGGTAGTATTTGTTGGTGTATTCGTTGGTGTTAAAGTCGGTGTCGCAGTATTCGTTGGTGTCTGTGTAGGTGTCCCTGTGTTCGTTGGGGTAATTGAAGGGGTAGGCGTAGGTGATGCGGTATTTGATGGTGTAGGTGTTATACCAGTTCCATTCTTATAGTAGATTTTATTAGGTTCAACATTCGCAGTATTACCTGTATAGAACTCGTTTTCAACAGGAACGAATATAAAGGCTAAACTATTTAATAACTTTGCGCTTGATGGGTTATAAGATGTTGAACCTGATGGCATTTCATATACACCTAACCAATATTGGTTTTCATTTTCAAGGTGTAAATTACAAGCACTTCCCCCTGTATAATTTAAGTTTTCAGGTAGGTTCTTGAATGTATCAAAACTAAACACATCATAACGATTAGCATACATACTTGGGTAAGTTGATGTTGCGTTTTCAGGATAGAAACTTACGATGTTTCTACCTTGAGCGTTCTGTAATCTCCACAAGTATCTTGGATTGGCACCAAAATCCCCCGTCTTGTATTGGGATACATTTACGAAGATGTTGTTTGTTGCGTTCTGTTCTATGTATATCATTTTATATGGTTGGTGGTTGTGGTAATGGTGGGTTCCAGACAATTAAAGGTAATGTTTTTACCCATTCATTTTCAAGGTAAATAGAATTATCAATTTCTGCTTGTGATATTACCCAATTTAATTCTAAATCTTGTATTGGATTAAAATACCAAGATGGTTGAACCAGTTTTCTTTGTGGCTCCAATAATGTTGTTTTTTCTTCTAATGTTAAAAGTCCTACCAATTCCATATCTTTTTTATTATCCTAATGTTCCAGCGTTTCTACTTAAAGATGTTTGGAAAACTTGTATTATTGTATTTAGTGTTGAAACCTCGGCATCTGTAAGTGATGAACCAACAGACAACCAAGCCCAAGTCATAACATTACTACCAGTTACTGCGCCCGCAGGGTGATTTACCGCCACAACATAACAAGGTAAGGTTACTAGATTACTATTATAATTACCCGTTTGTGTATTTAACGACGCTCCATTTAAGTATAATTCTCTATCAGTCGCACTTCTTCTTGTTGAAACCGCTAAACCTTGTCCTTTGGATACATAAGCGAATGCTTGCCCATCAACATCACCCATACGGCCATAAGAATTACCACCATATCCTTCGTCTCTTTTGTTGATAAGTTGATAATAAAGATTTGGTGTTGGGGCAGTATCAATCGCACCAAAACCTTCATTTGTAGTATTGATGTTTGGATTTAGATTTATGTAAGAACTCATATGAATACTATTCTGCGATAAAACAGGAATAGCATTAAAGTTATATCCACTATCACCATATCCACCTGGTGCTCCTGTTGCTCCTGATACTCCGTGTGTAATTCCACCATACCAAGATACAGATGTCCCACTTGGATTTTTACCTTCTATTGCGTGGGACGCTGCTGTTCCACCGATAAGTGGATACATAACACCAATTTTATTATACAATCCATTACTAACAAGTGATGTGAATAATGTTCTTGTCGCTGCTGATATTGTTGCGTCTAATGTTCCACCGGCAGTAGATACTGCTTGTAAATAAAGGTTCGCTTCAGCCGTTCCACTTAAAGGTGGTGTTGGCGTCGGTGTCGGCGTCTTCGTATTTGTAGGTGTCTGTGTAATCGTTTGTGTAGGCGTCTGTGTTGGTGTTTCTGTATTTGTAGGCGTATTTGTTGGTGTCTGTGTAATCGTTTGTGTAGGCGTCTGTGTTGGTGTTTCTGTATTTGTAGGCGTATTTGTTGGTGTCTGTGTAAGTGTATTCGTAGGTGTTAAAGTCGGTGTGGCAGTATTCGTTGGGGTTGGTGTTGGTGAAGGACAAGTAAATCCATAAGTTCCTAATCCAAATGGGGCAAAACCATAAAAATATAATTGTGTTCCCCCTGTTGATGCGAAAAATGCATTATTATCATCACTCCAATCTATAAATTGTGTTAAACCACTATCATAGTAAAGTTGTTGTTCGTTAGTAAAAAATGGTTGTGGTGAATATAATGTTGGTATTGGTTGTGGATTAGAACATATATCATCAAAAGTTGCTCCACTACTAACAAATATTACAGGATACGATACGAATGTATTTGTTGGCGTAGGTGTCTGTGTAGGTGTTTCAGTATTCGTTGGGGTCATCGTTGGGGTAGGACTTGGAACAATTCCACCTTGAATGTAGAACCTTACAACCAAATCTAAATCTTGTGTAGGACAACCATTACCCAAGTCAGCCGCAGGATTTACTATAGCAGTTTGTTTAGTTGTTCCTGAAATTAAAGAACCACCTTGATAATATTGTTCCAAGTAGTCATAACCACCAAAAGAACCAATAAGTGCGTTGTAAGCAAAGTTTATATTCCTGACTTCATCATAAACAAAACCAGGTGAAGAACAACCTGAAAATCCACCACCATAAGTTATTTGATAAATAATTGCTGTGTTGTTTCTAATCATTAGATTTACACAACTTCCATTACCTATTGTTCCACCAGTAGATAAGATTGAAATTGGTGTTCCATTCACACTAACAGAAACCCCACCTGTGTATATTCCACCACCACAATCAATAGCCAATAATCCCGTTTGATACGGGACTGCTGGTGATGATGTTGGGGTCATCGTGGGTGTTGGGGTCATCGTAGCCGTTTTTGTCGGTGTAGGTGTCCTTGTATTCGTTGGGGTAATGGTTGGTGTGGTTGTATTAGTCGGTGTGTTTGTATTAGTAGGCGTCTGTGTTGGTGTTCCCGTATTTGTAGGGGTAATTGAAGGGGTAGGCGTTGGCGTCGTTTGGGTGCTACTTGGTGTGTTTGTTAAAGTTGGTGTCGGTGTCGGGGTTGGACTAACGGGAATAGTTGGTTCAGGAAACAAAATTGGTGGAACTTGAGCCCCGTAGTTATACACTTGTTCGCCTTGAAAATATTGTGTAAGTAATGATTTAACCTTCATTTTGTATTTGTTGATGAACCTGTTTGATTAGGTCATTCACATTCGTATCACCACATTTACCCATATTAAATAACTTGGTAAATATTAGGTCATCGTTCCTGTAGAATAGAACCTTTATTGTAATTATTTCACTATGTAAATCAAGTCGTAAGTTGGTTAAAATATATCGGGTTATTGGGACATAAGTGTTGTCCTTTCTTACCCGTAAATCCTTTCTAACTTCCAACATATTTGGCTTAAAAAAATGGGGGTTTTACCCCCCACTAAAAAGTATTTTTTATTAGTTAGAATACAAACCGAAACCTGTTCCTGCGATGAACGCAGCCAAGGTAGTTGGAACTAACATTTCAGGAACGCTGATTGAACCATTAGAAGTTAAACCTAATGAATACAACTGGTCGTCGCCTGGTAATGAACCTGATACAATAGCAGCAGTTTCAATAAACATTCCCCCGTCAGCACCAGCCAAGAAATACTTACCTGTCTTCAACTTCACGATGAAGTAAGATTGGGTATTCTTTACGATTTGTTGATAAAGGTTTGTGTTTTCCTGTGAATAACCAGGAATGGTAAATAATAGTTTAGTGTTGAAAGTGAAACCTAGTGAAGGGATATTCACAGATGTTTCTTCATTTAACGCAGCACTACTATTTCTAACAAGGTCTATTTGTTGCCAAGTTAAACCTGTAGTTGCCGCAGAAAATGTAGTAATGTATCCGTCATTATCATAAGTGATAGTAGCGAATTGTGCGTCTGTAGATGTGCCCGTTGAAGTCAATACATATAAAGTATCAATACCAGGAACATTATTCACACAACTAGCGAGTGCTAGTCCAGAAGTAATTACGCAATTAGAAGCCATAATTTTATATTTTTTATTTTGTTTTATATTTTATTTCCATCTAGTTTATAGTCCCGAAGAACTATAAACTATTAGGAATGTGTTTGTTTAATTACGATGCGAAAACCACCTGTGATGGAATACCAATAGTAGAACCAATTTTCATAGCCAACTTTAATCTAGTTTGTTGGAAATCAAGCGAATACCAAGATATAGGTGAAGAAATATCACTCAATAAATCTGTTCCCATCAACAAGTTTTCAGCGTTAGTCAATACCATATAACCTGGAGCAATTTCACAAGAAATAGCGATACAATTTGTGAATGGGATTTGGATTGCCATTTGTCCGTTCGCCAAAGTAATTGGATTAAAGTTAAATAAGTTTTGGTTTCTTAAAGCCAACTGAAGTGCTTGGAAATCACTATGGTTTAACGCCATAATAGTATTGATTACTTTTAATGGGTCTGGAAGTTGTAATATGTAAGCATCACTCACGGAAATTGCGTTTGATGGGGTCATCGCAGTATAAGTGTCGTTTATACACTCAGCACTAAAAGAAGCACTTTCCAACTGCTCTATAATTCCAGAACAACCATCAGTAGCAGTTTCAGCATTCCAAAACTTTCTTGAAGCATAAACACTAGCCTTCTTTGCGATGTCTGCCATAAAAGCCTCTTCAACAGAAGGAGCCAAGTTAGGTGGGTAAGAACCTGGTGATAATCTAATAGACATAATTGTTCTATTTAATTCATCGTCGCACCAATTCTTCTGGATGTTATATTGGCACACCTTCAATTCACGCTCGGTCAATTCAATAGTTCCGCCTGTGAAGGAACAACTATTTCCTGGAAAAGCAATATCGTCTATCGCACCAGTTTCATAAACGGGGATAAGTTCGCCAAACTTTATGTTAGGGACAACTTTGTAAGTAGAACTTTCAATTGTATCCATTACGATTTTCGTAAGTAAAAGGTCGGCATTAGCATTTAAGTAATCAACCATACCAGTTGTATCAAAATCAAAGTTAAAAGATTTTAAGTTTTTCATAATTTTATTTGTTATTTGTTTGTTTTATTTATTTGTTTAATTTCATCTGTTTCAAGATTTCATATCTGCTGTCGCTTGAAAAAGCGTTAGACATCAAAGTATCTTCTTTTAACGGATTATGTTTTGCTTCATTCTTGAAGGCTTGTAAATCTGCCTTTAGTTCAGCAATTTCTTTAGTGTTTGCCTCAAACGCAAACAATACATCGTGGATTGCCGCTTTTAATGCGTCTAATTGTGTGCTTTCCATTTTTTCTTTTTCAGCATCAACAATTACCACACCTTCTTCTTCAGTTTCTTCTTCCATAGCGTCTTTGATTTCAACCAACTTTCCTTCTTCATCTGTGATAAAGATTTTCATTCCGTCAGCCAATCTGTGCGTTCCCGAACCTACTTGTGTGTATGTTCCATCTTCGTTTTTAACGCTGATAATATCGCCTAAAACGAACTCACCTTCAGTTGAATTGGTAATGATTACACCACCATCTAATTCTACTTCTGCGAATGTATAAGCAACACTTGAAAACTTGAAACCGACTAGGTCAGCAACTTTTTTTAGTAATTCAATATTTTTCATAGTTTTTTATTTTTTTATTGTTTATCATAAATATATCTATAAAATGTTTAAGATATAGATTTATCCATTTCTTTTAATAACGCTTCCAACTTCATAACAAGTTGGGCTGCGTTGTAATCAATCGCTTCTTCACTATTTTCTTCAACACACCTGTATTCTTTACTATCACCTATCTTGAAACCAATAGCAGTATAACCATAATCACAATTACAATATTGGTCTTCCAATTCGTCATAGGGGATATATTCGGTGATGAACTCTTCGGTTGCCTTGATTGGAACACAATTAGGAACTTCACGACCATCTACGATTTTTGTTCCGTATGGTTCATAACCTTCCCAACAAGTCCCTTCAGGGAAATTAAACTTCTGTTTGTATTGTGAATAACATACTGCTAGTCGTTGTTCTTCATCAGGGAACTCGCCCATCATTTTACTTGAACTAACACATCTACTAACATAATCACTTTCACTTTCACCAGGTTTAACATCAATAAAATCTTCTTGTTTAACATCAAAGAAATTGAATGGGACTTCCTCAAACATACCTTCTAATGAAATTGAACTAGCCTTTTGGGATAATACAAACTCGTCAAAAATCCTTCTGTCCTTGAAATGAATTGTTGTAATCCAAGTGCCAGGCTCAAACTCCCTACCGAATATTTCATAAGATTTATCCATCTGTGGATTGTCCCCAACCAACCAGTTTTCGTAGGTATAAACATCATCACCATCAAACACCATTCCTGAATGTTCGTAGTTGATAAGGTTTTTAGGTTTCAATCTTGATAGTTTCATCAACATCTTTCTAATCGTATCACGGGACATAAAGACATAATAAGGGGTATTACTTTCCCTATCCCATCTGTAAATCTTTTGGTTCGGTTGGAATACAACTGCGGTAATATCACCCCTGAAGTCATCAGCAGAAAACATTACATTCATTTCGGTTGCCTTCTTCATTTCCCTTTCAGCCCAACCTAACGCTGCTTCACCACCCCAACTATCATACATAAGTTTTCCACAACCATCATCGTAAGATTTAGAACTTTCCAAATCTACTTTATGACGGGATAAATAACTAAACATTCTTGTAATGGTTTCAAGGGATATGTTGTCGCCTTTCGCTAATTGCGAAGCCCTTGTTTTCCCCACGGCTGTTCCGCAGTCGCCCCAACCATTTTCTTCAACCCAATCAAGAACCCTTTGTGCCGTGTCCTGTATTTCTTTTGTAGGAACAGCGAACGCTTCCCTAACATTAAACTTTTCTAATACTTCACCAGTTCCTTCGTAATAGTCATAATCTATATCAACGGGACAATACCCTTCCAATATACCTAACTTCACTTTAGAAATAGTTTTTGCTGTTGGTTCAGCAACCAACGCTGCGAACCTTGTTGAATAAACAAACAGACCGAAATGAAAACCGATTGGTTTTAGTTCATCTTGAGCCGACATATTTGTAGGCATTCTGTTTAAGTATCTGGCTTCACTAATGAACGGACGACCAGACCCACCGACATTTTGACCCTTACCCAAAGCAGCCTGTGCTTTCATAGGGATTTTGGCTAATGCCGTTTCGTAAGTTTCATTTATGCCAATAGGAAAATCAATTTGCTGCCACCTATGTCGGCATCGGTTGCCCGATTTATATTGGAAAAAATCCACATTTGGTGCCGTTCTGGCTCTTGGAACTAACTTGAATGTATCCCCCTGTGAAGATAGTTGTAATGAAAATGCTGCCATATCATCTTTAGACCAAACCCTTTGAGCCAACAACATCTTTCTACAAAGTTGTCTTGATGTTCGCATCAGGGGTGCTCCCACACCTGTATCTATTGTGTAGATGTATCTTGTAATAACTGATGCGTTATTACTATTATCGTCCCAAATACTTTGTGCTCTTGGGTCAGGATTGATTGATGGAACAGCAAAGTTTTCCACAACCAATTCATCAATATATTTTATTTCAGCGTTTAAGAATGCTTCATCGCTTACTTCCATTCCATAATTATCAATCAAAGCCAAGGCTTCATCAGTTAAATCGTCTTTATGGGAACAGGAAACTTCTTCCTGATTGTTGAAAACTTCCCAACTGATTTGTGTAGCGGGGTCTTTTACAATACTGATATACTGAATACCAGACATATCATCTTCTTCGTCTATTTTTAACTCAAATACTTTCATTATAGTCGTGCTAATTGTTCTATTTTTTTATTTAATTTTGTTGTGTCCTGAATGTCGTTATACAGAACATAAGCCTTTAATGGTGTTTTTGTAGATAAGTTTTGTTTAGCGATTGCTTGAACTATTCTACTATCGTCAATAGACATAGGTTTTCCACCTGTTGCCGTGTTGATACTTGATATTTGGTCGCCATAGGCTCTAACGGCTTCCCTGTTTAAGATGAACTCCCCACCTTCCAACATAGTTGGAACACCACCACCATAAGTATCGTGTGATGAACCTTCAATCAATCCACCCGTTCTACCCAAGTAAGCCTTGTTCTGTGTGAATTGTAATTGGTCGTTGATTACCCCAACCTGAAATGCTGTTAAACCAGCCAACACCAAAGAAAATGGTATAGCCGCAGGTATTGGTAATGTTGCGTAAGTGTTGATAATCGCTTGGGCTCCCTGTGCGATTGAATTGGCTAAAGCGAATTGTAGTTCTTGAACCCTAGCCTTCTTTTCGGCGTCAAACTTTTTCTTTTGATAATCCTTTTCAACCTTTAATCTTTCTGCGTTTCTTACCTTTTGTCCTTCTTCACTTTCATCACCCAATTCATCAATTGCTGCTAATGCTTGAGCCTGTTGATAATCTAATTGTTCTAATAACAAACTATTCTGTTGTTGAACTATATTTGATAATTGACTAGATATTTGTGTAAATGATGATAAAACAATATCAGCAATTTTCTTAAACTCGCTTTCACTAAAAGTTTCTTGTAATGACTTTTTAAGTGATTTAGTATTATCGTTAGTTTCTTTAAGTTTCTTATTTAACTTATCCAAGATGTCCTTGAATGTGTTATATCCAATACCTAAACTTTCACCATCTACTTCACCTGATTTAATTGCTTCACCAAAAGATATTTCTAATTGTTTAATTGTGTTGATAAGTCCTTCAATTTCTTCTGCTGACTTGAATGTAAGGTTTTCTAACCCTAATGATGCGTCCTGAACTATCTTTACGAAATCTTGGGGACTGATTACACGAAGTAATTTATCCCTTAAACCATCTGTATTACTGATTATATTATTGATGAAACCAGTAAATGCTTCTTGTGATGTTGAAAAAGTATCAGTAAGTTTTTTACCAAAATTAGCCAATTCAGTTTCAGTAAGGTTCTTATCTAAATCAGCGAAACCTTCACCAAATAAAGTGGTAAGTAGATTTAATCTTGTTAGTGCGTCTTCATTTCCTGCTGCTTCCCTTTTAAGTTCTCCCAAAGCATCACGAACTTTATTACTTTCAATAACAACATCACCTTCTTTTTTAGCCAAATCAACTAATAGTTTAGTGAATGCTTGTATCCTTTCGTTATATGCTGCTTGGTTGGCAATACCTACTTTAGTTGTTGCTCCCCTTTTTTCTGTAAGACCCAAGTTTTCTTTAACGAACTTTGATAAGTTCTGTTCTGCTTCACCAGCCAATAATGTTTCATCGCTTAATTGTTTAACCCCTTCATCAACCAATTTTTTAAGAAACACATTTGCTTCTTCCAATCTAGCAGGTGCGTCTTTACCAACAAACTTGGTTATTAAATCTTGGTTTTCATTAGCCAACGATGTTGTAAATCTTTGGATTGTGTTGAAATATTGTAATAAACTTTGTCTGGCTTCATCAGTAAGTTTAACACTATCAGCGGTGATTGGGTCAAATCTTCCACCAGGTTCAAGTAAGTTTTCTTGTTCTTTACCAAGTTGATTATACAACTTGATTAAATCATCAAAAGTAATCTTTGCGTCTTTCGGTAATTTAGAAAAGTTTAATCCAATTTTATCAAAGATTTTTATGTAAAAATCTTCTAATAGTTTAGCGTCTTCTGCTGTTGGGATTATATCAAAAAATAATCTGTTTATATCTTCTGTAAGTTTTTCACTTTCCTTCTTTGCGAATTGGTTTCTTTCTTCAATCAGGGCTTCCTGTTTATCAATAAGTTCTTTAACCCTATCCAACACTTCAGCCTGAACTTCTATTTCTTGACTGGCGAAACCTTGAAGTTGAGCCAAATAAGCCTTTTGTAGTTCTAATCTTTTTTGGATTTCTTGGATTGCGAATTGTTCCCTTTTGTCCCTTGTTTCTTTTGCCTTGGCATTTCTTTTATCTTCTTCTTGTTTTTGGAAATCAGTAATCGCCTTTTCACTATTTTTAACAGCGGCTTCCACTTTAATTGTGGCAATCAAGTTCGCAGCCAAATTGTCTTTAATTTCTTTTTCCCTATCCTGTGCCGCCTTTTTTCTTGTTTCATCACCCTTACCTTGTAATAGTGCTAAATCTTGTTGGACTATTTCTAAATCCCTGTATAAGTCCTTTTGTTTTTCTAATCTTTTATTTAATTCGTCTTGGTTCTTTTGTAATTCAGTTTGTAATGCTGGCTCATCTTGACCTATAGATTTAATATATCCAATACGGGCATCTTGTAATGCGTTTGTTGTTTCTAGTGTCTTGTTGAAATCATCGTAGGCTTCTTTTGCGGTTTTAATCTTTGGTGCTTCAGCATTCACTTCACTAAACTTTTCAATCAAAGTAGTAAGTCCAAAAATTAGTAATGGAATACCTAACGCAGCGAACGCTGATGTAAGGGCTCTAACCCCTGCTGATGCGACACCTGCTTCAACACCGATTAAACCTAATACTGCTGATACACCTTTTGCGGTGGCGATGTAGGCTTTTGATGTAATCAGTAATGCCTTTTCGGCGATTTCCCTACGGAATATCTTACTTTCTAATATACCTTCGTTGATGGCTCTTACACCCAAGGCAATATTCAATACATTCAAGGACTTTGCTTCTGCTTCCTGAACGGCTTTTAATGTTTCTTCATCACTAGATAATGTCCCAACCACCCCACTTAAAACCTGAAATGAACCTGATAGTAAGTTAGTTGTATCACCGATGGCACGCAATCTTTTTTCAACACCAATACCTTCAGTTGTTTTATCAACATCTTCTAATCTTGATTTTAATACTTGAATATTCAAGGCGGCTTCCTTGAACTGCTTACTACCAAACTCCGCTGTCTTCAGGGTGTTCTGTAATATCTTTAATTCTTCTTCTAGTTGGGTAATACTTGATATTACCTTTTCACTACCATCACTAGTAATTTTTAGTTTTAATCCAATTTCTTTCGCCATAGTTTTAACAGGTTGTAAAGTTTGTTAGAATACCATATTCTATCACTTGATAAATAGTATTTAACCCCACTTGTTTTAGGAATGTTCCTTCGGTAATCGGTATTGTCGCTGATGTATCACTAAACACAGAACAACCAGCAGATAATGTAGAGCAGTTAGAATTGACTACAACTTGGGCTGATGTTTCAGCACACATTTCATTTAGGTTGTTAGAACTAAACATAACATACTGATATGTTGAACCAGTTGGGGTCGGTTGTGGTGTGAATGGTGCCTGACGATATGTCGGTGGTATTAAAGGTGTTTCCACATTATCAAATGGTATTTTAATAAACGAACAAGACACCAAACTAATATCGGTGATGTCTGCGTCATTCATAGATAATAACCTCCACCAAGCGTTTAGGAAATACACCTTATCGTTGAAACCTAAATTGTTTATTTCAGTTGGGGTAAGCCTGAATATTCCGTTGAATATTTTAACACTACTATCGTAAAGTTGTTCTACCCTACCAATCCAAAAGTTATGGTAATTATCATTCAAGGTATAACCAACATAACTATCAGTCATCGGTTGCCAAAAGTCATACTGGTTTCCAAAGTTCAAGTCGCTAAAGGTTGATGGTGAATATTCGTAAGATGATAAGTGTGATATAGCAGGATAAGTCGTTTGTGAAACACCTGTGAAACCCGATAAGATATAGTAAGGGGTTGTTGTTCCTGTGATTTTACTATCCAATAATCCATTATAGAAACCCAATATAATATCAGTTCCTAATGGTGTGTATTGTGCTGTATCACCACTAGCCCCATTATTCCAAGTGTATAAATGTGGAACTAAAATATTACTATCTGTTGTTCCGTCAAATGTAGAAATTGGTAATGGTTGAAATGGACTTTCAATTACCTTCGTTCCACTATGATATGCTAGATTACTAATGTTTCTATAAGTCCCGAATTGTTGGTTTCTGTCTTGTTGGTTGATTTGACTATACCTGTCCGTGCTGTCTTTATACTTCAAGATATATTCTTTCGTTAAAGATGTTGTCGGTTCAATACTATAGTCCTGTGAAATATCTAATTTCTGGCTCCAATCTAGTTCTTGTCCTGTATTAAAATAAGTGTCCCACCTTTCAATCAAAAGTGAATTATCACCATTAGGTATTACTACAAGGTTAAAAGTATCTACAATC